GGTGTCTGTGTAGTTATGTCACGAAGAGCTTGTCTATATGTTTTCCAAGCATCTGATAATGTTACGTCACTTAATGCCATATAATCTGTTTCTGCTAGTAGTGTATTTCTTTGTTTCCTCAGTTCAACCATACGTCTAGCAGGTCCAGAATCTTCCCATGCTTTTTGTTCTGCATCATATTCTGCTTGTTCTTCGTCAGTAAGAGGAACTACTATGCCATTTACAAGTTTATTTTTATTTGCCATTCTAATCTCTTAATCCATAAAATCTAAGTTTAAAATTAGTTAAGTCGCCACTGTGCATTTTTAATCTTAAACCATTGACAACATTTGCTCTGTTAGCAACTAGTAAAGAACCACCAAAAACAGTGCCACTATGAGCAGCATTAGCATCAGCGAAATTTGTAAAACCACTACAAGAAAAAGGAGCTTGAGTATAGTTTGCATTTTGAAATACTATACTAACATGAGTACCCTCACCATCTTCTCCACCCATACCTGCAGAAGTAGCTGTAAATAAATGATTGTCTGAATTAGTGTTTTGGTAACTTTCACCATCAATGTTAGCAGAACCATATGCGTAAATACTGCCAGTTTGGATTGTACCACCAACAAATACTCTCGCTTGTAAATATCTGTTGTCTGCATCGCCCTCAAAATATCCTACTAGATAGTAATTGTCGTATGTAGAATTTATGTAAGTAGATGAAATATCATAATAAGCTGGAGAAGCGTCTGCTGAACTACTATTGTTTTCATAGCTTAATAATAAATCCATTCCTCCTGCACCAACAGTATTTTGACTAAATGTTACAACACCACCACTAGATATCGCCATAGCATCTGTATCACTAGCACTACCTATGTTGCCACCATCAGCAACCTTTAATCCACCACTCATAGTAACTGCACTATCAAAGCTACCACCTGCTGTTTTGCTTACTGTATCTGCCACAGAGAATACGTCATACACAACAATAACAACTAGGTCTGATACACTAGCACCTTGAGCCAATACAACAGACGTACCACTTGTACTTGTATAGTCTGCACTACCTAGCAATACACCATTCTGAAATACATCTATGTAGTTTGTATCTGCATAGGATAGAGTAACACCCTCTGTAGAACTGCCAGTAAATGTAGTCTGTCCTGATGTAGCAGTATAGGTATGTATTCGTCTAACACCATTGCTTGGACTTGTGCCTATATATGCCATTAGCTTTTTATCTCCAATACAGTTAAAGTTCCTATTGTTTGACTATTAAAATAGGCAGGGCCAGAACCACTTGCTAATTTTGCATAAACTTGATAAGTAATTTCTGAAGTTGTATTAGGTGAATCTAATATTGTTCCATCCATACCCATAGAAATATCAGAAGAACTTGAAAATCCTCTTGCTAAACCATATCCAGAAGAATTACCTATATCAGTTGAATCTCTATATATTGTAAGATAGTGGGAAACATTGTCTGTAGCAAAATAAGATTCGGTATCAAAAGAAACTAAAAATTTACTTGATGCTGAAGCAGGAGTTATATCAACCGATAAAGTATTACTACAAGTAGCATATGAAGTGCTACTAATTGTTCGTTGTCCTTCATCTGTAGCTTGTAGTACTTGTATAATACACCCTGCTGACATATTAGCATCTGTTAATTGATTAGATATATTAGCAGTAGCAATCGTTGCAGTATCAACATTTATAGACGTAGGAAATACATCAGTTATGGTTTGTCCAACATAAGGCATTATGTAATCTCCATTATGCTTAGTGTAATTGATACCTTGTCAGCCACAGAACAATCTATCTGTAGTTTATCTGTAGTTTCTAACACAACTTTGTTACCAGATAATATCTCTAGTGAACCTCCAACTGGTATTGGTGCATCTTTCAGTAAGAATGTCGTTGTATTCGTAGCTGTTCTACCACCACCACTTGTATCAGATACTAGCTTTACACTAGCTGTTACTTGGCTTGTATGAACATTCGCTATTATTAATCCCAGTACCACAGTCGTTGTACTTGGACTACTTGGTGTAGTATATAAATCCTCAGGTGTTCCTGCAGTTGCAGGCATAACATCATGTGATACTACCTTGAATGTGTTTGCCATATTTTACTCCTTATCCTAAAGCTATTGCTAAGGCAGTTGCATCATCTAAAGATGCCTTAGATGAAATTGTTGCTATGTTACTTGCTACTGTATTCACATTAGATATTGAGCCTGCAACAGTTGATATGTTAGAATTTGCACCTGCTACTGTGGCTATGTTTGCAACAACACCACTTGCACCCAATGTTGCCATGTTTGTTACGTTAGCACTTGTTCCTAACAAACCCATATCTTCTACAACTGCAGACGTACCTAACAATCCCATATCAGTAACAACATCACTTGTACCTAACAATCCCATTGCAGTTACATTGGCACTTGTTGCTAGTATTCCCATGTCCTCAATGACAGTACTTGTAGCTAGTAATCCTAAATCCTCAACAACAGCACTTGTTCCAAGTAAACCCATTGCCGTAACATTACCTGACGTTCCAAGTAAACCCATTGCTGTAACATTATCACTAGTTGCCAATAGATTCATATCAGTAACAATGTCACTGGTAGCTAGTGTATTAAGATCAGTAATTATATCACTTGTTGCTAATGTATTCATATCAGCTATTACATCAGAAGTAGCTAACAATGCCATGTCTGCCACAACATCAGAAGTTCCTAACAAAGCCATATCAGCTACAACAGCACTAGTTCCTAGTAATCCCATAGCTGTTACGTTAGCAGACGTAGCTAATATCCCCATATCTTCTATGACCGCAGATGTGGCAAGTAAACCCATGTCCTCAACAACAGCAGAAGTACCTAATAAAGCAATAGATGCTGTGACTGCCGATAAAGACTGCACTGCAGTAATTGTAGGTCCTGCCTCTGCAGCACCAGTACTTGCATTAAATCCTAGAACTGTGCCTTTACGACTAGCCAGTAATGGTAACTCCATAGATACTGCACTGTCAGAATCTTGTAATCTTATTGCTCTTGATGCAGAATCATTGAAATCAGACTGAATAGCAGTAACAGTATCTAACTCTGTATTTAGTTTTGATATCTCAAATGCACCTGAACTTGGAAAGTCTGTGGTACGAGACAATGGCACTGCTCTTGTGATGACAACAGTACTGCCACCAGTAGCACCAGTAACAGAAGTTGTTACAGTTCCAGTAGAACCACTGCCACCACTCACAGTATATAGAGATGTGTTTGATGTACTGGCATCAAATGTCCGTGCAACATTGTCAACAAAAACATTGAGATCTGTTGATGCAGTAAAAAATACGAATGGTACAGCAAATGAGGTTTGACTCGCACCCTGATTAACTGTGTAACTCACTCGTGGAGTATTTGCACTTAATGCTATAGTCATGCTTTTACCTTTACTAGTTTTTGTTTCAAATGTCTATCTATTTCTACCACCTGCAATAGATCGCAAATCATCATCTAATCCTAACAAACCTAATATTGGTGCATTATATGATAATGTTTTTAATCCTTCTTCTGTTCTATCATTAAGAAGATCGTTAGCACCATCAACCCATTCTCTATACATGTTTGGTGTAGCACCTAACATTCCAAATGCAGAATCCCAACCAGTAGCATTGTATCTACCTTTTAACCATGTATTATCAGGATTATGCAACCCAAATGCAGCAGATGCTTCTATTCCTCTATAAGCAATTTCAGAATATAAACCTGCTATTCCTGATCTATCGGCTACTTGCATAAATAATTCTGAATAATCTTTATCCTTAAACCACCAATCAGGTTTTCTTGTGGCTAGTACTAAGTATGACATACCCATAAGAGCAATAGCACCTGCTAATCTATGTTTTTTATTAGGATCAAACATAGGTCTTAATATCCTTTGATTTGCAGCAAACGAAAAATTATAAAATTGAAAAGGAAAAGCCATTACACCTGACTCAATTCTAGCAATAGGATAACGATATGTGCCATCTGCTAATTTACCTACAGATGCTCGTGGATCAGGTTGTATTCCCATTTTTGCCATGTATGGTTTCCACTTTTTAAATACAAATCCATCTGCCATTGTTGGTCTATCAAATGCTGTTGCGTGCATAATAGTATTTCTTGCACCATTATTAAGATATGTTTCCATTTGTGATCTAAGCTCTCTATCAGCTTTAGTTTTCGTAGACCACCCTTGTATATTTAACAAAGGGGTATCAGAATCAGTAAACTGCCAAGCACCATTTTCATATAATCTTTTTGCAAGATCCCTTGTTATTCCATATCTCTCAAGTTCATCAATATCAAATCTATCAAGACTATCATAATTTTTTATTTGATCGTAAAACTTTGGTATTCTTACAGCAGAATCAACTCGTTTTCCCAACGTTGTAACAATAGATAAAAAGTTAAATTTATAAAAAAGGTTTTCCATTGCCTCTGCACCTTTTTCTATCTTCCCCATTTGCAATGGTCGTGTCATTTCACCAAGATATTTGTCTTGAGCAATAGGTCTAGCCATTTCCAAACTTTCACCAGTATGCAACACTTGTTTTGCATTTAGTCTCATCTTATCAAAATTACCATCAAGACTTCTAAATACACCTTTAATAACATTGCCAAATCCATGCTCAAGTATAGGCATTGCCACTGTTTCTGTTACTGCAGTAATACCTGCACCAGTAAGATAGGTAACACCTGAAAACTTTTTAGATATACGAGCAAACTTTGTATCCCATCTGTTAGGTTCTCTAGTCATTTGACCTGCCACTCTTTCATAATCAGCTAAAAGATCAGACTTTATATTTGCTATTGCTCGTTGCGTATATTTTTTTGAAGATTGCATTTCTGCTTCAAGCATATCCATTATATAATCAATAGTATCATCACCAAACTTTCGAGCATATTCAATTCTAAACCCCATGTTCTTTGCATATTGAGATAAAACACCAAGATCTTTTACAATAAAATCTTTTACTTTCCACTCAGGTATATTGGTAGTTCTCATCATTATATGTTTACCTTTACCAATACCAAGTGGTGTACTATATCCCATAGGATCATCACCCATAGAAAGAATGTGTGACACATCTTCATCTGCAGCTTTTTGTGCTTGTTCCAAACTTGTTATTGGTAGTCTTTCATTACTTGTTCCAGTCCATCTAGTAATAAAACCTTGACCTAAATAATGATCGGCAAACACACCTGCCAATTTTTTTTGTTGTTCAGGATCATTCATAAGCATCATCTTGTCATAATAGATTGCCCACTTATAATTATTACGAGTTTGTTGATAGCCATCATAGAAAGATTTTTTTTCCAAAAGTTGTTTCATACTCAATCTAAATATTTCTTTAGAGGCAGGATCTCTTTCAGATTTAATCTTTTCACCAAGTTCATCAATACGATCTTGTAGTTTTATTTGTGCAGTCTTTACACTTTCAGGTGTATGAAATACTCCTACATCTTGTGCCAACTCATCAAAGTCTCTATAAAATTTAGATATACGTTCCATGCCTTGTCTCTTATATTCAGGCAGGTTTGCAAAATAAGATTTATTCCAAGATGGATTACCATTCAATATTTGTAATTCAACTATTTCAGCTCTAAATTCTTCTTTAGATGGCATAGCTTTAAAGTAATCTTGTGTAGCATCATTATAATATTTAGTTTGTAATTGTTTACCTAACTTGTCTTGTGCAAACTGATATGGAGATATATAATCTACACCTGCAATCTTGCCAGTACCTTGTGTTTTGTAAAACTGTTGCATATAAAGATTGTCAATAAATTGCTCAACCTCTAAACCTTTAGCATTATATACTTGTTGCATAACATCTATAGATTGTACTGGTCTACCTTTCATACCTACTGCACCATTAAAAGCAATCTGCATATTAATATCTCTAACACTTGCAGGTGCTTCCTGACCATCATATTTACCAAAGTGCAAACGTCTTGATGGAATCAACTTGTTTAAAAAACTAAGTTTATCTATAGTTAATTCTTTTAATGAAGAACCTTTCATTACTGGCTCTTTATCAAGTGGCACATCAAACTTTTGATTCATTCTAAAGTCTTTATCTAATAACTTTACTTGTTCTTCAAAGTTCTGTCTTTCTGCTTTTAAAACTTCAGCACCATAATATTGTTCTTTGCTCTGTCCTATTGCTTTCCTATATGCTTCTTCTTGAACTCGATCATCTCCCAGTTCATCTGTTCGTGATCCACCTTGTTTGTATCTACCTTGTGAATCTACAATTTCGTCTATATGAAAAGCTGTAACTGGTTTAGCAGGTGTGTATCCCTCTTTTATAAAAGCAACATCAGCACCATCAAAGCCTTTATCAAACGGAAAGTCCTCTCTTTTAAAAACATAAACAACATCACCATAACCCATATCTTCTATAGGATTATTACCTTGCACACCTCCTGAAGTTAAACCTTGCTTATTAATATTTACATTTCTAGTTGTTCTATGAAAAACATAATCAGGAAACTGCTTACCTTGACTCAAACCATCTATAATAGTTTGTTTTAAATTATAATTATTATTACCTATTTTAGCATCAGGATTCTTTTTAGCTTTATGATTAGCTACTATATTACTAAATTTATTTGTAACTCCTCTTGCACCACCACCAAGCAATCCTGCAAATACTGTATTACCTGCAATGTTTGTTACTGATTCAGCATATGTGTTAAATGGATCAAAAGGCGCTCGTAATGCTTCACTCCCCATACCAAACAAAAAACCTATCTTGCCTGATTCCTTTGCCACACCAAAAGCAGACTTAGCTGCCCATGCTGCTCTTATCCCAGTATTAAAAACTGGGTGGAAGAAAGCAATATTTAATGGATCAACAACACCTGCCACTAATGTTGCACCTATACCTGATCGTTGAAACACCTCACGATTCTGTTGCATAGCCATTAAATCATTTTTAATGTATTGATAATGCTCCATGTTTTTGGCTCTTGATAATTCATCAGCAAAAAAATAATCTTCATTCTTTTGTATTTCACCAAGCCAATCAAAAGATTCATCATATGGTGTATCTATAAAATTAAAATATTCTGCAGTAGAATTTGTTATAGGCAACCATTGATATTTAAAATTAGCTTTAAATCCTTCAAAAAATGTTGGATCAACTCTACCCTCACTATCAGGATAAATAGAATGTAATGGCTCAACAAGAGTAGCAAGATCACCAGTAGGATTAAAACCTTGTGGTTTTGTACCAGTATATTCTAATCTCATTAATTGTACTCCTGATCCATAAAGTTACTACCATCTCTTATAGAAAACCCTAATAATCCAGTTCTATCTCCAACTCTGCTTCTTGTTTGATTATGTATTAATGTTTTTGTATTACCAAACTCACCATAATTATATGCTTGATGAAATCCTGCTTGTCTAAAATAATACGATCTTAAATCAGGATCTTCTGTAAGTATGGCTTTTGTTATAGATTCATAATACTTTGGAAAGTCTCTCTTTAATCTGTCATGTCCAAACTGATATGAAAAATCAATTAAAGCTTTTTGTCTATCAACAGCTAATTCTCCAAAATTTGTAAACTCAGTACTATACTG